TGACTGGTTGCCGGTGCTTCCGCTGTCCAATCAACATCCGAAACACCAGTCTTTAAGTACCTAGTTGCAGTAGCTCCATCCTCATAAATAGCAGTGGTTCCCAACGCAGCAGCAGTTCCCAGACCAGCAGATGGAACCGCATCAACCTTGTATATGTACAGCTGCGGCCTAGCAACATCATCTCTCTTAGGCCCAGGAACAGAGTTTGATAAGATTACACTGATGATATTTGCCATAGTTGCCTCTGAATATTGCAACTATTATTAGCATGTATCATGCATATTCAACCTAATTATTCATAATCATAACTTATCTTTTAAACTATACACCTACTTTCTATTATTTTTTAACAAAATAGTACTAGAGAGGTAAAAACTGTGTCTTTTGATTTAAAAATTCGTGGTGGTGACATCTCTATTGCTCAAGACGGAACGCTTGAAACCGTTTTTGATAATAGTAAATTGCGCCAAGATATTGTTAAAATTCTATTAACAAAGCTTGGAGAAAACAAGTTTCATCCAAGCTATGGAAGCGAAATTGGCTCACTTCAAATTGGGCATGTTCCAGACCAAAATTTATTAGAGTCAGACTTATCTTCATCAGCTGAGTATGCAATTAATAAATTAATTTTATTGCAGTCATTTCAATCAAAGAAACAATACATAACTCCTGGTGAAAGAATTGTTGCATTGCTTGATGCTTCAGTTGCTAGAGATGATGCAGATCCAAGACTTTATAATATTTTTATTTCTGTTCAAACTGGTAAATTAACAACATTAACAGAATCAATAACTGTAAAAATACTTTAGGATAAACTGTGGCAATTTTTAGAACCTTTAGCGAAATTATAAATTCTATGATTGAGAGACTTCGTTTAACTCAGCCCAATCTAGATACTAAGCCAGGAACGGTCGCCAGAGATTTGTTTATAGATAATCAAGCCGATCAAATTGATAGGCTGTATTCATCAGTGTCTTTAGTTGCGCAAAAACAATCTCCGGAAATAGCAACAGGAAAAGATTTAGATCGATGGGCAAATAACTTCGGAATAACTAGACGTACAGGTTCTCCATCAAATGGCATAGCGGTATTTGCAGTTAATGATATTTCTTCAGATATCCCAATTCCGTCTGGAACTATAGTTACTTCGCGAAATGGACTTCAATATAAGACAATTGGTAGTTTCTTATTTTCATCTGCTGAAAAAAATAAGTTTTCAGCTACAGCTAATAGGTTGAGATCAGCTTTAAACGTTGCAGGTATAACTGATGCATTTGCGATTGAAGTCCCGGTACAAGCGCTTAGATCCGGAACATCTGGAAATATTTCTTCGCTACAAATTATAGAACATAATCTTCCAGAGTCCGTTAAGGTTATAAATCTTTCTTCATTTAACGGCGGAAGTAATGTAGAGAGCGATGCATCATTTAGGGCTAGAGTATTTGCAGTTTTTAGCGGTTCCAATACTGGAACCGCATTCGGATATAGAAATGCGGCACTAAGTGTTAACGGCGTTAACGATGCTCTGATTGTTGAACCTGGAAATACTTTGATGCAGAGAGATGGTACTGAAGTTATAGAAGTGAATGATGGTTCATTTAGAATTTTAAATTCAGGAACAGGCGGAAAGGTTGATGTCTATATTCTTGGAAAAAAATTAGAGGAAATAGTAGAATCATTTATATATTCTGACGTATCCGGGTCTGGAAATGCAACAGACGAAAGAAATGATTACACTCCAGGTCAAACTGGAGTTGATTCAACGCTAACATCAGAAGAGAGACGTGTTCTGGCATTTAAAACCGGCAACCTCCCTATGCAACCAGTAAATTCGGTTATATCTGTGACTGGAAGTAGGTCTGGAATACTCGCTCAGAAGACTACAGATTCAAATGGTGTTGTATCTGGAAATTATGAGTTAATAAAAGATTTAAACGTTAATACTGGTGGAAGTCCATTTGGTTTTGATAAGATTAGATTTATCTCTAATTCAAAAATAGTTTCAAATGAAAATATTATAAAAAATGATCTAAATAGTATAGACTCATTGAAATATAACGATATACAAAATATTTCTGAATCAGCCCAATATATAAATATCACAAATGAAAATTCAACAGTAAGTTCTGCAGATAAAAGTATAATTAAGTTAAACCACTCTCCAGTTGTTAGCGTTAGTAGAGTTTTAAACAAAACTACTGGTGAGGTTTACGTTGTTACTTCACAAAATCTTGATACTGCAACGGGACTAAATCTAAGCGGACAGATTGTTATATCCGGAAAAACCTTGCCATCGCCATCGGATATTTTAAGTGCCGATTACACATGGAAGATGATTTTCGATAAGTATGTAGAATATAACGGAACAACGCTTCCTTTCTTGTTTAAAGATGAGAAGGTTGTGGACTCTATTGATTGGAGTCCATCAAACGGAATAAGCCTAGAGTCATGTGTAGTTGCAAAGACTGATGATGACTTGGAATTCATAGTTGTAACAGGTTATCCAATCAGCAGAGTTCTGTCGGTTTTTTCAGCTATAACAATTACATCTTCAGTGTCGACCGTTCTAAATGTGGACGGCTCATCAACTCCAGGCGTTGTTATTCCAAATACTTCAGACAGCATAGTGAATATAGTATCTATAAAAAACCAGAATGGACTAGAGTTGTACAAGACTGTCAAAAGTGATGGAAGTTTTTCAGGAAGAACAATAGTACTTCCATCAGATACATCATCCAATAACAGTACCTCAGTTGCAGTGATATACAACTCAACGGAGTTATTTGACATTGAGGATTCCGATGCATCATATTCGAACACTACAATAACGTTATCATCAGAAGACATATTGAGCCAAAATGGTCTACAGACAATAGTTAATGATCTATACTTATCGCAAGAAGATATATTTGTTACTTACGTTGCCGAGATAGAAAATATATTGCCTTCACAGACATTAAGTTTTCTGCCTGTAAATGGATCTTCTACGTCGAATGTTTTACTTAATAATGTTCTAAGCGCAATAGACGGCAGCAATCAGCCAGTCTTTTATAAATTTTCTGATACCGGAGTTGTTAGCAATATTTCAAAATTTGGACCAACAAGAATATCTTTATCTACATCTGGAACGTCTAGACCTGGAAAAATAAAAATAAATGGAACGTCATTGACGCGATTAACGCTAACTGGTGCTGCCGGTGTAATTATGTCTGGACTTACATTAAATTTAACATCATTAATTAGAGATGCTCTCGGTCTATCATCCTTACCATCATCAATTGGAATCGCTAGAGTTGACTCAATGGTATCTCTCGATAATTCTGACACGAGTTTTGGTTTGATGGGTCAGGCATTGAGCAATACAAACTTCTCATTTGGATTCTCAGATGTTGATCAGTCATTAAGCTCTACTTATTTTAAGCTTCCGTCTACTAGCTTAAATGGGCAACTTAGTGTAAGTTCTGGTGAAATTTTAGAAATAAATCTTTTAATTTATAACACAAACGACTACGAAGATCTTTATTTTTCCGGTAATAATACTGTAGTCACGAACAAAGTATTCGCTAGAATAGACAGAATGTCAGTATCATCCGGATTCAGAACTCCTGGAGGTTCTCTAGTTGGCTCTCTAATTGCCGTACCGATGAATCAACCGGGTGTAGGCTTATCATACCTAACTAGTTATGATTTCAAATCTCCAAAAGAAGGAGAGAGGCTAACCATCAGATATAATTTAAACAAACTAATATCAAGTGTTACGGTTGAAACTGAAAATGTCAGATCAATTACAGCAGACGTATTAGTTAAAGAATCTCCATCGCTTCCAATTGATATAAGCGGTGAAATTTTAATAAATGAAAATGTCAATACTAGCTCAAATACAATATTAGAAAATGTTTCCAATGCAGTTGTAAATCTTTTAAACAGCGGAAGTTTAGGTGGTACGGTAGATTATTCTGACGTAATATCGGTTGCTGCTGCAATACCTGGGGTTGATTCAATCAATATCTCTCTATTCAATTATAGTGGAGAAATAGGAAGACGTACATTTATAAAAGCATTGGATAATCAGGCTATTTCGGCAGGGAATGTTTCATTCCGTGCTGTCTCTAGACAAAATTTCAGAATTTCATAAGGTAACAAATGGCACTTAGACCACTATCATTCTCAATACCTTCTACAACCGAATTAAAGATTACCTTTTCTGATAATGTATCGGAATCTGTTTCTGTTGGTAATTTTTTAGTAGAATCATTAAATGGATCAGTTGATAGTTTAGAAGTTACAAGTGTCACTATTGATCAGAAGATCGTAACGGTTAAAACTAAACCGCAAGTATCTGGAAACTATTATCTCTTGAAATTTATTGACACAAGTGAAGTTATCTTTGAGTCTGTAAAGGGCGATAGATTATTTGATGACTCCATATCTAGAGAATTATTTTTCGTCGGAATAGACGATATTAATCCGTTCAGAGATAGAATGTTTGAGAATCTTCCACATATTTTTGAGATAGAGAATACTGTATTAAAAGACATATATTCGGCACAGGCAAAAGAGTTCTATCAAGCTCAAAAATCAATAGGAGAGGTCCTTAGCAATAATTACCTATCCGTAGATGTAATAGATGAGCCACGGACAAGAACGGCCGGCGCCAGGGACCGATTAGCCAATGAAAATGCATATAATATAACTAGAGTATCTAGGACGCAAACCGGAAGCAACCTTAAGTCTAGTACGTTAAATTATACTTCGTCAAATCAGTTTGAGCGAGTACAAGCAATCTCAGCATATCCGGTTTCATTACAGCAGTCAGAAGTTGTTAACGAAGAAATTAGCGTTAATACTACTGGAAATAGTTTTAATGGATTCCTTTTAAATTTATCAAATAAAAGTGTAATCAAATTATTATCCGTAAAGTTAATTGCATCTAGTGACACAGAGGATTGTAACGGAGACATTGGAACATTTTATAATATTGAAAAATATAAATATATAATAAATGATAACTATTATGATCAAGACTTTGCTTTCGAATATGGCAATCTTGACAGCAATCAAATTCTTTTATCTGAATTTGGAAACATGCAAAGACCTCAAATACTAGACACCATAATAGTTTCATATCTATATAAGGATCTTGGTAGACACATAATAGAGGAACAAACATCGGTTTCAAGAGTTGAAAGTATATTGAGTGAGTCTATTCCATCTTTAACTACAAGATTTTTCCTAAAGCATGCACCAATAGTTACAGAAAATAATGTTGTATCCACTAGAGGCGGTGTGCAATTTCGATTGAATGAAAATTCCGATACAGTTCCAGAAGAGTTTAAATTCGAATTAACATTTAATTTTTCCAAACTACCGTCCAAGCCTGGAGAATATTCAGTTAATTATTCAACTGGAGAGGTTTTTGTCTATGGAGATGTTTCAAATTCAGGGGTTGGAGACAACAACTATATTGCCAACTATTTATACAGAAGAGAGTTTGAGCGAGATCTTGATTTTTCAATATATGAGCAAAATCTAGTAGCATTATCAAATAGAGAATTATCTAGTAACGAATGCGAGATCGACATAGTGTATGAGACTGTTTTTGAGCCCGGAACAGACTTTGATATATCTTCACATATAGAAGTTATGCCAGAGTTTGTAGAGAACAGACTCAGTCAGTCATTTGGAATAACTACAAAACACTCTCCAATTACTAACGTATTTAGAATATTAAATCAGACCACTGGCGAAGTATATAATCCATTATTTACATCAGAAACTGAAATTATTTTTTCTGGGAATCGGTCACCTGAAATTAAAAACACAACATCTGAAAATTCTAATTTCTCCATATCCTCTAATGAAGAGCTTAGCGTAATTGGCGAATTTGTAATACCAGCATTTAAAGTGACCATAACTTCAAACATATCAAATAACAGTATAGGAATTTCTCCAGGAATTCCTGCAGAACTCATATCGGTTAACTCTACAGATTATTTTATTAGGCAAACTGATATTGGAACCGAGATAACTACGGAAGATATACAAATTCAATTCTTTGGCAGCCCTGATGGAAATAATTTAATTAACACATTATCAGTAGGCATTACAGCAACCACACCGACATTGAACGCCGAAGTTATTATAGGCACAAGGGGATATGTAATAGCACTAGATAACGAAATAGTTCTTAATAAGAATTTGGATAGCACTGGCGTTTTAACGAATACTTCTGTGCAGTTCAATGATCTTGACGTATTTTACAATGAAAAAAATTATACTTCGTTTCAAAGCTCTGCAAGTTTTGACAAGACATCTGTTGGTGGAATTAATTTAGCTTTAATCTCAAGTAAGAATGAAGAGTTTGCTGATAACTTATCCAGATTACGAAAAGTTGGAGATTATGGAATCGATTATAGATTTGGACTAGTATATGTTGCTGTGTCCCAGGACCAAGAGCTTAACGTCGGAAGCGTATCATATTCTTATGGTTCACATAATGTTAAAAACAAAAATATATTAACTGTAGGTAATGTATCAAAGAAAATAAACTCTGCGACATCTGCGTCAGAGTCATCAATAAATTATAATTCAATCTCTAATAGTGTTGACACAATTACGATACATGATCTTGACCATGCGTTAACATATTTTGATAATGATACTCGTGCAGTTGATGCAAGTAATTCGTTACAATTAGTTTGTGAAGTTCTTGATGACTATACCGTATTAGTGCCGTTCAACATTACTTCATTGAATGGTATATTTAACATACATGATATAAACGGATATGATTTAAAATCTTCATCATTGGTAAATAGGCACGAAGAATCTTCTGTGCTAACATTAAAGCAAACCGTCAAAGATGGCGGGAAAAATGTTTATGACTCTAACTTCGTTACTTTTGAAAATAACATAATAGATTTAAAGAAGCATGTTAGTAAAAAATTAACAACCGTTCTTGGAAATTTCTATCTCAGCGTTTCTGAGCCATATTTTCAAACACTCATATCTGCCGTAAAGACATCAAATGGATTAGAGATTCCATTTGGTGATATAACCGTTTCATATAGCAATGGTCTTTTGGAACTTTCTATTCCGATTTCAACTTCTGGAATTTCCAATGGCGATAATATTGAGATTACTTATGTAACTACGCTTACTCCGGAAATCGGAACAGAGCTTGCCATTGACTATACCTTCGGATCAATATTTTTTGATTATAGCAATATAAATGATGAGATAGTTGTATGGTACGAATATGGGGATAATGAGCTAGACTGGAGCGTAGGCAGCTCGATACAAGAGGGTGAGGAATACTTCGTAAGTTATAAATACGGCGCTCTACGCGATGCCCTGAGGGTCAATTTTGGTTCCTTAACAAATATACCACAGCTTACAAATTTCTCCATATCAACTGATAGGGAATTGTATCGTAATGCGTTGATTGGGGTTCTTCAATCATTTCCAAAAGGCCCAACAATTCCATCCTACAAAGAATTGGTAAAATCATTTACAAAAATAGATCCAAATATTACAGAAAGTGCTTTTGGAAGCTGGATTCTAGGTAGAGATTATTTAAATCAAGGGAAAATAAATTACAAAGGCAACCTACAGTTTTCGGCTGGAAAATTCGAAGATGGTTTGGTATTTAATGATGATACGGTTGTAAATATCCCTGCTGTATCCGCGCTGTCACTTAAAGAGGGCACACTAGAGGCTTGGATTAGACCAAATTGGTCAGGAATAAGCAATGATGCAAGTTTAACTTTCAATATAGATAATATAGGTCTTGAGAAGTTTTCAGTAAAACAATCCGAAAAACCATTTGAAAAGGGATGGGACTTATTGCCGGCCGATAATTTGGTTGGTTCATCAGACTCGACCGGAACTGGGTTTTCATTTTTTAATTATAAAAATGATGATGCGGAAGTTGATGGATTTAATCAAGGTAAATTTGGAATTTATAAAAATTTAACAAATTTAAGCAGATTAACAAATTCCGAATTAAAAGTAAGAACAAAAATTGATTTTATTGGACAAGACTTAAATGGAATTAGAAAGTCAGTTATTCTTCCGAGCATAACTTCTGATTGCTATGGCGAGATTCCAAATGATTTATTTTATATTCTTGGAAGACATAAGTCTACAAGTACATTGACCGGACCATGGGTAGATTCGGATTCTCTTCCGGATGAAGTATATCCTGCCGAGACAATATTTGTTTCAGATGGAAATAAAGTAACTGGATTTTGTCTAGGATTATCATCAATTCCCCTATCAGACTTTACAGTAACAACAGACTTTAGCTTAACAGCAGAAGAAATTAACGACTACAATATGCCGCATGCATCTAGGGCATGTAGATGCACAATAACCAATACCGTAAGCAATCTATCTAATTTTGGAAATCTAGAAATAAGTGTTGACTTGAGTACAAATTATGATTTAATTTCCAATCTCTCAAGTTACAATATAATAAATAATGAACCAAAATCTTTTATGATTATGGATTCAAATAATTCATTTTTTCAAATTATTGGATTTTACGATGAGAATGGAAAACTACACAGCAAAGATGTGCCATCAACAATAACGAAGATTATCGTTAACAAATTCAATATAAATAATCCGTCATTAAGTTCTAATACTCCGACAAATATAAACGATAATCTTCCGGTTGGCTCCATTGTTATCATGGCGAAGACTGCGTCTATACTAACTAGAGACAGCTATTCCAAATCTTCTATGTTCTTTAATTTCGTTAAAAATCATATAGTCAATTGGAGCGATTATCATCAGTTTTCTATATCGAATGAGCCGCAAAACAATATTGTAAGTTACAAGATAGATGATTATAGTGTATCATCATTTTATACGGAAACTTTTGACTTATGTAATTTAAACATTGAGCTTAATATTGATAAAACTGATTTAAAAGGATTTGTTATCGGACAATTTAGCGAAACCACATTATCATCTGCAAATATTTTTAATATTAACGCTAATGTTAAAAATAGATTTTCATTAACCGATGTATATATTGGAAAAGACGCGTTCAACCCATTCAAAAACTCATTCACAATAAATAAGAATGACTATCCAAAGTCTCCAGTTGGTGAGCCATACAACATTAGCAGCAGTGATGGCGTATTTATTTGGTTTGATGAAATATGTAGATCACCAATATCAACAGAAACTGGACAATGGATCTTTAGAACAAAAGCATCTAGATTTATAAGCGTTCCATCGGATGTAACACTAACTTCAAACAGTTATTCTAATGTTTACTCAACAATATCGCTTGAGGATACTTTTTCGGGAGAGATTCTTACTGATGGGGAATTCTCATCTGTTGTTAGATCGCATAGAGATGAAACCCTGGGACAATGCAATGACGGATTGATATGCAATGCGATATATCGCTACTGCGGAAATGATCTTCTTGAAGACCGTGGATGGGTAAAAATTGAAGATAGTGAATCTGACTTGGTAAATACAATTGTTGGTGGCTCAGAAACTCTTACGTCGAACTGGGTTAAATTCGGAAATTTTGATACATCCACTTCTTCTGGAATTTATAGACTAGGTCCATCAGTGAATGATTTTAATTGCAAAGAAGATGACGATATCCTTGGCAACGTACTATATACTGTAAACCCATGTCCAGGCGGAAATTTCGAATATAGTGTATCCCTAAAAGTATCTCAATTTGATAACAGCATTATCAGCGGAGCCATCGGAGAATTTACAAATTCTGCAACAGGAAATTATACTGGAATTACTCCAATATCAATTAACGATGGCGAAGTTTATATAGTAGTCGCACTTGCTGTAAGCAAAAGTGGTGATAATTTAATTGTATTCCTGGATGGCGAAAATTACTCCATACTTGACATTATTGCTTACCCGTGGGATGATTTACAATTCCATGAATATAAGATTGAAAAAAATAAAGATTTAGGAACAATAAACTTTTATGTCGATAATTTATTATTGAAACAACTTCAGACATATTCTTTTGCAACGCCGGAGTTCTCGGGTCTTTTATCTAGTGAATTTATTTTACTTGGATTATTTGACAATAGGTTGTCTGATATAACTCAGCATAGTTTATTATATTCTCCAAATATAATTGACGTAGATCTAATCTTTTTCTCAGGACTATATGAAGAGGCTGATGGATATTTAGAAACAAATGACTTTATAATAAACACTGATGATAAAATTGAATTCGAGTTCCACATTGATGCTCTAGAATTTTCTGGTGATGGTTACGACGGATATGATGGGTATGACGGCTACGATGGATATTTTGGTTATGATGGTTATGATGGCTATAATGATTACGATCTATTAGATGGCTATGACGGATATGATGGCTATACATTGTACTACAATGAATCTGCCATAGATGAAATGTTCATAATTTCAGATAAATCAAGATATATAGTTGACTCTGGCATTAATATTAGTAACGGTAGATTCTCAATATTTAAAGACGGAAAGGGATTCCTCAACTTCCAGATAATAGAAAATTCTATTTCTGGTAGGGAATCATCAGTATATAATATTGCGACAAACATCAAAGATTTTGCGGCCGGAGAACTGCACCATATCGCAGCTAGCTGGAAATTAAACTCCATAGAAGAGAACGACCAAATGCATTTATTTGTTGATGGTCAAGAGGCCCCAAATATTTATAAATTTGGTGGCAAAGTCCCGGTCAGAATTAATGATAAGTTTTCCGATGTCAGCAAAGAAGTTCTACATAATTTTATAACAAGAGATGTGGAATTTTGCTTAGAATATTCAGGAGGAATTATATCTGCAGGCAGTACAACTTTCAATGCCAACCAAGACATATTTGATTCTTCCATGATAGGAAGGAGCATAATGTTTGTTAGCTCTGTTGTTGCTGATAGCATGACCTACAAGGAATACATAATATCTTCCATAATAGACGCCTCAAGGGTTACACTAACAAATGGTAATTTGTCTACAGATATAGAATTCCAGGTATCTGCTTCGGATATAGTATTTAAATTCCCGCCATCAGCCGGAATAATTTCATCTGTATTTACGGATTTAAGAAATTCTAAATTTGCAATATTTAGAACAGACTCGTCTCAAGAAACTACTGAGCTTGGAGGAATACTTTACGAGGTTGTTGATAATGTAATAAATATAATTAGTGGTTCAAATATTTCTCATCCAAAGTTTAGGATAAATGTTGATAATAGAGTTATAGAGTTTATTGAAATTAACAATCTATGTGAGTACGTTGAATCAGTTGATTTTTCAGACATCGATATCCATATAGAAACCTTTGGCCTTAATGTGGAACGAGTTAAGGGTACAATAACACTTGCAGGCTCATCATATCTTTTTACCGATGATGTATTTTCTCTGCAGAGCGTTGTGCGTACTACTGGAGCTGAACCAGTAGCGTTAAGAGATGTTTCTATCACAAGACTATTGCTCCCAAACACTGTTCTTCCAGTGATATCTGTTGGCGAAATATCAGATATGGGATTCTTATCGGAATTTACATTAGACTTAACTTCTGATAGCGGAGATTATAAACTAACGTCAGAATCTGGTATATTATCAAAGGATAATCTTGGTAGACTTTTAACCTTGCATTTTGATTCAGATAACGTTAATTTCTGTAATTTTGATACAAACAATAATGGTTATCCTGATGGATACATCGACGGATATCTTGATGGATATCTAGACGGATATGCTGATGGGTATCAAGATGGACAATATAATACAATAACAATCTACGGAACCACAACTGATGGAATTAATGAAGAAACACTATTTATATACAAAAATGGTGATTTTGAGACTTCAAAATATTTCACAAGTGTAACTAGTATAAGCGCATCAATTATAGTTGTTGACTCTGATTATAGTGAAGCAGCAATGATTTCACTGAGAGAAACAAATCCGATAACTACATCTGATAATTCTGGTGTCTCTGCATCGGTATACAGATATATAAACGGCCATTTCGTCATTACTGATAGTTCTAGCGATGGAGTGGTTCCATTTGAACTTCATAGGGGCTATTACCTATTAGACTATCCTGCATATTTAAAGGTTGGGCTATCAGTTATCGGCGATAAACTGCATATAGGGTCAGACATTAACGAGAAGAATCAATTTGGTGGTATTATCAATGAACTTAGAATCATAAACCAGATATCTCAGGACACACGCATTACTGAGTTAACTACATCTGGAATAAGAAGTGTAACCAATGACTACAATTCATCTATACCATTCTGCCCCGATAGCAAAACACTAACATTAATTCCTTTTAATAATCCAATTGAGCTTCAGTCACGACGTTTAAGGAATAAGGAGTTCTTAGATCAAGACAAGAATATAAAATTTAAACTAAGTACAGAACAAAGAGAGTCACTGCTTCAGTATATAAATAATCGGTTTGAGTTTACATCAAAGATGATGAACTTTAATTTTAATGAAAGCGATTCAATTAAGACATTCTTTGAATCTCATCAAGCTGAAAACGGTCCATTGTTCAATTTGGCGGACTACTATCACAATAGTGTAGGATTTCCGTTAAACGATAATAGTGTTAATTCTAATTTCAAAAAATCAGCATATTTCAACAGCGGAAGTGGATTGTTTCTCAGTAATAACGATGGCAAATTTAGAGGCAAGGAAGGGACTATTGAATTCTGGGTAAGCCCAGTTATAGACTCAATGATCGACGCAGATAGAAGGTTTTATATTGATATATTCTCATCAAATACTGAAAGGATTAAATCAACAACATCAACCTTAATTGAGTTGCCGAATGCTGCCTCAAAAATTGAAAAAATTACATTAATTTCAAATACAAAGGAATACTCAGAATACTACGAAAGCTCTGAAAATATATTATTCGATCAAGTAAACTTCAATGAAATATCTGGCCGCCTAAGTGGTGGAACCGGAGTTATGAAAGATTTTTCAGTAAATCATAAATTATCTGCAGATGGAACTAAGGTATTTTTATTAGAAGCCCTCCCTGGTGAAAAAATTGATATAATTGTCTCTTACATTCCATTAAGCTCATCAAATGACAGAATTTCAGTGTTCAAAGATGAGAATAGTAGAATTGTATTTGCCATATCAATAGATGGTACAGACAATGCAACATCTATTGAAGTTGACTGGAAGAAAAATACTTGGCATAAAGTTGCTTGCACTTATAAGACTGGTACTAGATTTGACTTCATTAAGTTGTTTGTCGACGGAGTAGTTGGTGACCCGATAGTTTATGGTGAAAATATTGTATTTGGAAATGACTATTTATATGGAAATCACATAAATTACACAGGAGACCTAAGACCAATAGAATTTACAATGCAATTAAAGAATGAATTTAAAACAATATCAATAGGATCTGATATTTATGGTGATAATTGTGCTAAGTCTAGAATAGATAATTTGAGACTAAGTAGAGTTAATAGGCCGTATATAAAAAGTGTAAATGGAGTATTTACAGATACGAGTTACTCTTCAAATTTAAATACAATGCTTCCAGTTGTTAGTGATGACTCTACGACGTTATTGATGGATTTCGATGAGGACGAAGAAAAAATTGATAAATTTGCTCAACTAATTAATTCAAAAAATGGTATATTTAATTTTGATATTGAAGTTATAGATAATTTCGATAAGGTAATCGGAATTAACGATGGCGAGATAGAAGATTTAATTTCAAAATTAATTAATAGAATAAAACCCGCACATACCAACGCAATAGTGAAATTTACTAAGAATCGTTGCTAATATCTCAAATAGAGTATAGAACCAAGGAATGTCTATGGCTAAAAAGAATAGAGAGATCTCAAAGAAAGTAAATTTTTTTGATGGACAAAAAGTAACGGAAGAAAGTCTTGATACTGAGCAGAATTATAATAATTCTATCTTCTCAAATCATGTCGTTGACTTTCATGGCAGTGGAGTTGTCAAAGAAAATCCATTTGATAGCAACATCCTTCTTGACACTAGAACTCCAGGACTATATTCTTCTGATGGTGTCGGTGATTCAAAATTTGACATTGAAAGCGGCAATTACGACGGAAAGGCCATATATCTTGATAAGCAACCATCTGATGCAGTCAGAGGAACGAGGATTGAATTTGAAACTGTAAATGCTAAGATAGGAGGAAGAAACAAAACTAAAATTTTAATCTTAGGACGAGCATTTGACGGAATAGACTCAACCGGAACTCTTGTTGCGGAATTTATTGAATTTGAAAAAAATGATAAAATGGTATCTCAACATTATTATATTAAAGTTATATCTGTTCTATTAAATAATTTTTCAGGTTCAACTGGAAAAACTGAAAGACTTTCTTCCGCAGACAGCGCCGATTTAATATCAGAAGATGGTGGTTATTTAATAATTAGAGAAGCTGGGCCCTTATCCGTTTACCCAGCATCAGTAGTGTCATCTCAGACCGAATCTCCGAATAATGATATTCTTAATTTCATAACTTCAAGTATATCAAATAGTATCTATGCGGAGATAGAATTGGCGCTTGGAGCTACCGAAAGCATATCAGATCTATATCTAGAACCATTAGGAAAAGAAACTTTAAGATTCGAAAAAAATGCATCAACTGCAATTTCTTATGGGCAAAAATTTCTATCAAAAACTAATAATCTTCAAAGAATTGATCTTTTACTATCAGTAGAAGAAGACTTAACTCAGGGTATTGGAAATGAGTTTGATTTTTCCGGAGATCTTGTTGTAGCAATATATAAACTTACTACTGATACGAGCTGCCCAACGGATGCTGTACCAGATAGGCTTATAGACTTCGACCCAGACATTACACCTCTAGCCGAGATATCATTCAGCCAAAGTGATTTTGAATTACTTGGGTATGAATTAAATAGCACTCCGCAAGTTGTAAGCTTTAACTTTTCCGGAACACTGATAGCTGATCCGAATATAGACCCATCTTTAGAGGTAGATAAGTTTTATTCATTCTTAGTCTATAGATCTGGTGATAATCAAACCGGAACGTTACTTCTTGAGAAGGGATACGACAAGGTTACATACAAGAGCGACAACGGACTGGACCTAACAGTATTGGAGAGATTTGGAAAGCAAACGTCAAAATTTGTTGAATTTGATCCAAGTACAAAAAGATTCATTAATGATGCCGAGTCTTCGCTATGGTATTCTATACATTCTGATACCGTAGAGGTCATTGACGGCGCAGCATATTCATCGGATGGCAAGGCGATTCTATTACCAAAAACGCAAGAGTTCGTTGGCGGTTCTGAAATATCATATTTCGCAAACAATATTCCTCTTAGAACTGTTCTTGAGGGCTCTGAAAATTATGTAATATTATCACAGATCCAAAAGTTTACAGATCCAGGAACACATCCTAGAACGAATGAATTTGTTTTTACAAAAATGATTGATGCTCCATCTATTTCTGTCGTTAACAAGACTGAGCTTGATGAAATATTGGTTGACCAATTTCCAATAATATTAGCTAAAATTGAAGATAAAAATGTAAGAGATGCGAGCACGATAACTGGAGTGTTTAATAAGCCAGGACTCATATCTTCAAACGAAGTAATAATTATTGACCCTGGTAATGATTTTCTTTTATCGAATTTAATAAATAGAGTTATAACGCCAGATACGGATTGCACTTGCAATTCTAAATATAGAATTATAGATGTTACTTGCGAGAAACTGCTTGCAGGAGATCTGAGCTTAGACGGAGACTTAACATCTGCTGACACAGCTATGATGCTAGATTTTGTTGGTCTTACAATAAACTCAGAATCTACTGAGAGAAAGATTCTTACTGGCGACGTATCTATAGAGGAATTTTTAAAATCAGATCTAAACAATGACGGAACTATTGATGGAACAGACGTAGAGCTACTTGAAAGCGCCATAGATGGTTATGTTAATTTTAGCGTTGATCAGGAAATCAAAATTTTAAGACTAAAGCTAGAGACAATAATAGACTCTAGTTCATATCCCGTAATATTTACTGATGCTGCGTTGTCTGGAATTACACAAGCAGGAACTTCTAACTTAGTTATATCTGTAGTTGACTATCGTGACGCGCTCATTATGAGGGCTGGTGATATAGTTGCAATTAACCCGCTATCTTTAGATGCCGGAACATACATTATAGATACAAAAACTGTTAGCAGCAATAATATAACTGTCACTCTATCAGTAAAAGCTCAGGATGGAACAGACATAAGTTTTCTTGGCGATGTTGGTTTTGATGTTGTAGTTACAAGCAAAGATAAGACAAATCTATTTGTAGATAATAAAAATCTTGTAAATATTCCATTTACATCTTTTAATTACGAAGTTGCATTTATAGGCGCACCATTCTCAGATAGCTTCTTTAGCGTATGCGATTTAAGAAGATTTTTAGGTACCTCTTTTATAGAAGAAAAAATAGAAACTTGCATATGTCAGCCTACAGACTGCTTGCCAGGACAAGACTGCACTCCTGAACTAAGGAACCAACAGTATATATCCGGAGATATCTATATACCATCTGGTGAAATATTATCAGCTCCAGGCGTACCATATCATGGAGACTTTGAGTATGCAAATGTTAGTTTTCCAATACCACCTGGAAGCATAACTGATTGCTCGATTGATCTTTATAATACATTTATAAAGGCTGAAAGCAATTTGTGTGTAACTTCCGCGGGATATCCGGCAATGAGATATTCTGACGGAACCTACGTTGGCTGCGAAGATGTAAACGCAGATACTGATATTACAAAGGGAAGGGTCAAATTCTCTAATGCGATTGCAAGCATTTATGTTGATGCAATTGTTGATGGATATACTGATGGCTATACAACAACTTCAATTGATAGCGTAACGGATAATGAAGAGAATATACAAGAAAATTATATAGATTACTCCTATACATCTTTCGATGGGTGGACAGAAAATGGTTTAAATAGCCCAATAGTAACAATAACACACAATGCTGGTGTCAATGAGCCTGCAGTATTCGACTTATTTTCAACTGTAGATTCTCTTGAAAAGTTTGGAAGACTTGACAATACGGAGACAATTGTTAATGACTTCCTAATTGATTTTAGTTCAACTAGAATATTGTGGCCTGAATCATCCATAACTAGCGGATCAGTTTCATCATTTGCTTCCGTATCAATTGTTAATACCGATAGCAGTTCAGCCATATTAAAGCTAGGATGGAGAGTAATAGGCGGCCTTAGCACTAAATTATTCTACTCCGGAATATTAAAAGATCCTTCGTCGGTCGTAATAAGCACATTTGAATATGAAATTGATGCGCCGGATACAATAGGCGAAAGGATATTCTTTAGATTAAGAAGGATAGACGATGTAGTAACCGCAATGTATATCCTTCCAAATAGTTTCTCAGCAACAACTGCTGAAAATTTTGGACAATATATTAGAATAGGGGAAAATCCAGAAGTTCAGCCTGGAAGCGGCGATGCGCAAATGAGCTATGAGATTTCTCAAATTAATGCTCCAAATGCTGGACTAAACTTCTTCACAAGATTATCTGAAGTTAATATTTATTCAGATTACTCATCCAATGCAAATCCAAGTTATCTTACTGTTTCTAGAAATAGCTCAACATTAGAAACAAATAGATTTACACTAACGTTC